TTAATTGGCTATCAGGTTCTTGTCATATTGTGTAAAGTTTGGTTATTCCAAATCAAGTGGTCAGGCAAAATTTGACAGAGAAAATATGCTATTTGATGTTGTGAAGAGAAATAAGACAAAATGGGTTATCTATCAATTCTACTTGGATGTATGTTTGCACAGAAGACGACCGAATTACTGCGACGAATTCGGCGGTTTAAGTCAATTGGCTATCAGGTTCTTGTCGTGAATTATGCAGGGGATACACGATATGGAACACAACAGATTGCCTCGCATGACCAGGAATCATATGAGGCAAGAAGTGTTTCCTCTCTAGAAGAGGTTCGTGCAGATGTTGAATCTGGAAGGTATCAGGTTCTTGTCATTGACGAGGGTCAGTTCTTTCCTGATCTATATGATTGTGTTCGGACTTGGTCTGATCGGCTACCTGTACATATCCTTGTGGCTGGTCTGGACGGAGATTCTGAGAGAAGGCCATTTGGTGATATGTTAAAACTTGTACCTCTTGCAGAAGAGGTAGAGAGACTCTCTGCATTCTGTGCAATATGTCGTAATGGGACATCAGGATACTTTAGTAAATATGTGGCAGGGAAAAAGGAGGGACAGGTTGAGATTGGAGGTGCGGATCGTTATCTACCCGTCTGTCGCGTGCATTTCTTGGAGTAAGAGAGGGTAAAGAACTTGAAAATATCATATATAATGGACTGTGATAAACGAACCAGCAATAAACAAATTAGCGATAGGCGAGATGTTAGTATAAATACAAATACAAATACAAATTACAGGCGTATTTCGTATTCAGATTCGTTCTTTTTCTTGCCTCCTCCGCCTGATATAGAGTGTGATAGCAGTGAACTTATTGTGTCATCTGTATCTACAAATACACCTACTCATTGTGCAATTTGGACAATTCGTGCATTATCATTCGGATTTCATATATGTTTAATTGGTATTTTTGAGACACTCTTCTTTTTTCTATTTATTTCTAAATCAGAGGATGACGGTATTCAGATGACAATTCAGAATTATATTCAAGGTATTCTTAACCAGTGCAAGCAGTGGAGTCTAAATGATACAGTTACAATCAATACTATATTACAGGCTCTTGTGAATACAACACAGGTGCAGACAGATGCGACGCGGGCAATGACAGAGAGGACACTCTATAATCATAATTTGGAGGTGCAGGCATGGATGTATGTTGCTGGCATTGCAAGTTGCCTCTGTCTTGGAGGAGCAGTAGCACATCTAGTAAAAATTCGTATACCTGTGCGACGTATTCTTCTTGAAAATCTCAGTATGGTTGCATTACTTGGGCTCTATGAACTTATGTTCTTCAAAACAATTATATATAAGTATAGAAGTCTGACATTTGAAGAACTTAATGGAAATATTGTTGGGCAGTTGCAGGGGTCGTGCGGACTACTTCAAGGGGTGAGCACTTAAAGGGTGTATAGATACCAAACATCAATATTCGCTCCATATCTGACCATCGTTTTCCATGACCTGTTATTTCTGTTTTGAGTGTTGTGCATATGGGAATATTGTCTTTAAGTCCAAATTGTGTATTATAGTATCCGCAGAGGTGTGCATATCGTTCTGACACTGTCATTTCACTGTTCTTTACTGTAATTGCACGTGGATTATCACCTAGAATCGGTTCACAGCAGAGAATAAAAGGTTTGGTTGATTTGCTAAGTTCAGTATGTAAGAACCGTGTTGCCAGTTTGGGTGGAGCTCGGTCCGATGCATAGAAATTGGAGAGGTAGATCCATTGATAATTTGAAAGAAGATGTGATGGAATTGTATAGATGGAATTACGTCGTATATGGGTTGTAATAATTGTGGGATGAATGTGTGTAAGTGTGAATGTAACGTGCGATGTTATGAATTGCAGTGTCTGTTGTATATGTATGTGAGATTTTTAAGCGGGGAAATCATTCATATCTTCATCTAAACATAAAGATAACAATGAATTTATTTGGTCCCACCTGGATTTGAACCAGGGCTGCAGGAGTCAGAATCCTGTGTCCTACCGAGCTAGACTATAGGACCTTAGTGTGAGTTTTGTTTCCCACACTCTTACCGTAGAGAAATTATTTGCTATTTTTACGCACTTGAATATAGAGGACTAGACAATGGCAGTAAATATATTCAATTATCACTCTGAGCAAGCACATAGCATGTTTGTAAATGGAAAGGGGCAGACCAAAATTAATACTGTTGATATTCGTAATGGTAAGGGTACAAAAGCAGTGATTATTAAGAATCGGCATGGGAAAACTGTCAAACAGTCTCGCAAGACACTCACAAAAAAAGAGGTGGATTGCATTCGTAAATGCCAGTTTATACCTGGTCTATTTCGCGACTGTATGACATGTATTGATTCTAAGCGACGTACATCTCGTCGCCACCGATCTCATGAATAATGGACAGATTGCAGACCATATTCACGCATACACTTTGTTAGATGCACCTTACATGAATGACATGGTTCCGATCCTAGAATATCACGCTTCTTATCCAGACGGACGACAAAGAGTTTTGCACCCTTCAACTGCGATACATCGCCAATCTTCTTCAGAACGGCCCGCTCTGCATGAATTGTATGTCTTGAATATCCACAACCCTTTGAACGGCTTCCTACGGCATTGGATGCCATTGCTAGAATTTTGCCACGTTTATACAATATTGCAATATGGAATGATGTATGATGCTTGGGATGGATATTGCAATCTGTCACCATGTCTGCTACATTTGCCCTTGTTATTGGCATCTTGGATCTTGAATCTTGGATATTGTTAGTACATAGCATATTCTCAACCATTTTTGCATCAATTTTTCTTATGTGGATGACGCGGAGGCCGTTTCTTTGATTTTGTTTCAAGACCTGCTTTGTATAAAGCGGTAACATCTGCCTCTGAGAGTGTATCAATTGTAATTGATGGAGGGACAGATACAAATTTACGTATCTTTACATCTGTCTTTATAATATACGGACCATATTGTCCATTATGTATTTCATAGGTTTTGAATGATTTCAGAAGTGTTGTATCATGCTTTGCCTCCAGTTTTGCACAAATCTCTTCCAGTGTATCGGTTGCAAGTATGGAGACTGTTCTATCCCCTGCTTTCACATATGGGCCAAACTTACCAGTCTTTTTGACAATTGGATGTCCATTCCATTCACCAATTGGTGCATCCTCTTTACGCTTACTCTCTACAAATTCCAGCACCTGTTCTTCTGTAATATCATGAAATGCAACATTAGATGGTGGCCAACCATAGAATATTGCATTTTCACCCTTTGTAGGTGGCTCATAAAGAATCAGTGGACCTTTTTTGGACATAACCGCTTTGAGATGATTTGAGAATTCACGGAGTTTAGGAGATGCGGTGGTTGTGGTTGATGTGGAAGAGGGTCGGTTAGCAGATAGAGTTTCATATCTGTCTTTATATGAATCCCACATATCACGAAGAACAGCCTTCCATGGTTCCTCTCCATCACTAATACGATCTAAACGCTGTTCCATTGCACCTGTAAATGTATATGCGAAGAGGTCATTAAAGTGATGTAACATGAATTGTAATGCAGATCGGCCTAGATCCGTTGGAACAAGTTTCTGACGCTCGGCTCCAATTGTCTTTTGAATAGAAATGGGGCGAGGTATTGGATCTGCAACTGTCATCACATATTTTTGTAGAGTGACTTGTCTTCCAGGTATGTTCCTGAGTTCCACATATCCCTTATCCTGAATTGTTGCAATTAGAGATGCAAATGTGGATGGACGACCAATGCCATGTTTCTCTAATTCACGTACAAGTGTTGCCTCCGTGTAACGAGGTTGTGCCCTTGTCTCATGTGGTTCCGCGACTAGTTCCTGCCACTGTAGCTTTGAACCTGGCAGAAGGTCGCGTGTAACATATGTCCAGAGTGATGTTTGATCGGTATCTGAAGTATGACTATTTGCTGTTTGCTGTTCATCATCCAGATCAGCGACTTTGCCCACTGCCTGCCATCCTGGGAAAAGTGTCCGTTTCCACTGTGATTCCCATGGAAGTTCAGATGCACCCTCTGCATCTGCCATATATTGAACAGTACATGTTTCACCTCTGGCTGAAGCCATTTGACTCTGAATTGCACGTTGCCAGATGAGGGTATAGATTTTACTATCCGATGCAGACCATTCACCTGGGAGATCGGTAGGTGATATTTCAATATGTGTTGGGCGAATACATTCGTGTGCCTCTTGAGCAGAGGGAGGAGATGACGAAGGTCCACCTGCACCACCTTTTGCTTTTGTCTTTGCTGTTGTCTTTGTCGCAGGTGCGAGTGTTCCAACATATTCTGAGCCATAAGTTGTTGTAATATATTCACGAATAGCCATTTGTGCCTCTGTTGATACTACAGGTGTATCTGTACGCATATATGTAATATGACCTGATTCATATAAACGTTGTGCAGATTGCATTGTTGCCTTGGGTGGAATACTATAGAGTGCAGACGCCTGTTGCTGAAGTGTAGATGTAATCAGTGGTTGAGGTGCAGAGGATGACCATGGTTTCACCTGATTTTTTGTAACTATGGCTGATTTTGGATCCTGTACAATCTCTAAGTAATTACATGCAGATTCCTCATCTTCTAATGAATCTATCATTGATCCTTGGATTTGGATTTGATTTAAGGATGCTGATGCGAATTGATGTAGCCAAGTACCCTTAATATTCCATGCACTCTCTGCAGAGAATGTCTGAATTCCAGTTTCACGCTCTACAACAAGACGAAGTGCAGGTGTTTGACACCGTCCTGCACTCAGTCCACGGGCAACATGTGTCCAAAGAAGTGGTGACATTGTAAATCCAATCATCATATCTAACATGGATCGTGCTTGCTGTGCATGTACACGATTCATATCAATTCTGCGTGGATTTGCAACCGCAGTTTGAATAGCCTGTTTTGTAATTTCATGAAAGACAATACGATGCGTTGTTGCAGGATTTAGGCGAAGATAGACGCAGACCGAATAGGCGATGGCTTCACCTTCACGGTCATCATCCGATGCAAGATAGATCGTTGTTGCTTTGGATGCACTGTCTTTTATTTGCTTTAGGGCCTTTGCCTTTGTAGCCATGAGTGCATATCGTGGCTCAAAATCACGTGTAATTCCTATTGCATCAAGGGATTCCTCTAGGGCACGAATATGACCCATTGTGGCAATAACACGGAAGTCTGAGCCAAGATAGCCTTGAATCTTGGAGCATTTTGCAGGTGATTCTACGATCACTAGATTTGACATTGTTTGGTGGAGGGTTGATACGGATAGTCTGTCAGAAATATATATCATTTTTTTGATGGGACTCTGAGTCGTGTCCATCTAAAAAAGAATATCTAGATCATAGTAATGACATTTGTTCCTCAAGGTAATGGACAAGGTGCACTTTTTGAATTAGTTGCAAGAGGACAGAAGGATACATTCTTTCTGCGAAATGGTGAAACAGGTGTAAATCCATTTGATAATGCATATGCACCGTCTGTGCCATTTCTTACAGAACGAAAAACAATTGTACCACTCAATGCACCCACATTCGCTAATACATTTGAGATTGAAATTGATAAATATGGTGATATTCTAACCGAATGTTCTATTCTAGTGGATATGCCAACATGGTTACCACCTCTTCCCACCACATATGGAGGTGTTCCCACAAATCCATTCTATGCAAACAGTGAATATTCTATACAAACTCCTGATGGAAAACGATATGGTTATGTGAATTATATTGGGTATCTTTTATTTGAACGTATTCAATTCTATCAGGATCAAGTTCTACTACAAGAATGGTCAGGAGAAAGTCTAATGGCCACACAAGTCACAGAGGGATCATGGGGATCAAGCTTTATGGATCAGAAGAATGCAGGTATGACTCCTCCAAATACTGCATATTTGAGTGCAAGAGCCACACCTGGTCGTCTGCGAATTCGTCTTCCTCTACCAGGGTTACAGACACCTGGAGACGGTGGATTTCCTATCTGTTGTGTTCCCAGTCAGAATTATCGTTTTCGGATTCGTCTACGACCTCTAGAACAGCTTGTTGTATGTAGCGATCCATCTGTGCTTCGTCCCACACCATGGACTGAGGAGATTATGCAATATACATTCCCCACAAGTGAGACATATTCCTTTGCACCTCTACGCCGTGAACAGATTGGACAACCAACTATTTTATTGGAAACAGTTATGGCATATCTGACAAATGAAGTTATGTCTGGACTTCAAACACGCATAGTAACCATACCCTTTCGTAAAGTGTTTGAGAATATCTTTACAATTAGTGAACAAGATTATAGATCTCTTGACACTGCTGGAACTGCATTGATTACACGGCGACTGGATGCACGCCATCTGGCTGAGCGAGTTGTTTGGATCTTTCGCACAGGTGAAAATATGGATCGTGGCCGATTAGATAATTTTTTCAATGATTACGGGGGAGACGATGGTGCTTTCTATAATTCAATTAAATTAGTAATTGCAGGACAGGACCGTGAAGAATGGAGGGAGCCCTTTGTGTGGCAGAATATGGAGGCAGTCTACAAGGATGAGAGGGATAATGGGCTTGGAATTGGAGAAATGCGATGGAATTTGGGTGATGTCTATGATCGGAATCGGCCCGCTGGAAGACAGCCAGAGGGTGCTGTGAATTTTAGTACCGCAGATCGGCCAACATTGCATATTAATTTGAGAAATGTTCCTCCAAGGACTATTGCAGAGGGTCAGCGTCAGGTTGAATTGCGTGTGTTTGTAGAATCATGGGCAGTCTATGAGACACAGGAGGGTAGAGGTCGTCTCGTTTTCGGAGCATAGGGTAGGAAGCTGACATACTATGTTTTATCGTAGGTCTATAGGTATTCTTACAATGCCTCTTGCAGGAGCCAAGAGGGGTCAGTCATTTATTACTGAATCTACTGTGAATTGGTTTACAGAACGTGGTATAGATATAGTACATATTCCATATACAACACGGCGACCCGAGTCATATATGCAGAAAATAGATGCACTCTATTTGCACGGTGGTCCTGAATATAATCCAATCTATATGAATATTGCGAAACGATTCCTGGAACTTGCAGTAGATGCAAATCGTCGTGGGCGATATTTTCCCGTCTGGGGAACATGTCATGGATTTCAAACAATGGCAATGGTGTTTGGAGGGATGAATTTAGATGGATCTGAATTAGATTCATTTGATGCTCTACATGCACACATGACTTCATTACATATACCGAGAGGTGTTATTCATCAGTCGCGTCTATTGAAGGGGATGTCTCGTGATTTTCTTACGTATTTGACACGAGAACAGCATATTCTCTTTGCAAATGAACATGGTATTTCGCCAAAGACATTCTACAGTAATCGGCAGTTACCCTCTATGTTTCGTGTACTGGCTGTTGCAAAGGATAGTATAGGTCGTGATATGGTTGCAATGATAGAGGCAAGAAAGTATCCATTCTATGCAACACAGTTTCATCCAGAAGTTGTTGCATCATTGGAGCCTATACGTGCATTTTTTGTAGGAGAAGTAATGAAGACTGGTGCAAAGAGAGATAAAGGTGTGACACGACGTAAAATGGCGGTGCGATCATTTCGTCAGCGATTTACACCGCGGAAATGTACACGATATCGCAGTAGAATATATCTGGATTCGTTTGTTGACTCAGACTGTTATTTTTTTTAGTGCGAGGCACTATTTAAATTTGAAATTATTCTCTTGCAATCTACAGGAATTAGAATGGCAAGAGATTATTATGCGACATTAGAGAGGAGTGTTATTCTTGCATCTCCTCAGAATTACACATGGAATTGTGTACTCTATTATATTCAGTTTACACAGGATGAATTATTACAGGTGAAAGATTGGCTTGATATTATTGCAGTTATAAAGTATCAGCAGTCTGCATCATATAGATTCCTAGAGAGTTATTTTACAGATGAGATTAACGAAGCATCTGATATAAACTGGGATGAGATTAAAAAATATACTCATGGTAGATGATTGAAATACCCTCACCACTTCATCCATTTTTGTTTTTTGGATGTTGGAATACACGTGGGCCTGCACGAAATGCTGTCGCAGATGCGATATATGATAATGAAGCCGACGTTAAAATACTTATTCTTGGAGGTGATAATGTATATCCTCTTCAAGGCGACAAAACAAAAGCACATCGCAAAGATGTATTTGAAGAGGGTATGCAATTATATGCACGATTTGAACATAAAGACGGACATTATCTTATCCCCTCTCTCGGTAATCATAATGTGAAGAAGGATATTTATTCAACAGAAATGGAGCGATTTCATCGTTTTATGCCTGATCTATCTATTGCATATTATTCTCTCCGATTTAGTGATGGGTTTCGCATGATTGTATTAGATACAAATATCGTGGATTCAACACATGAAGACAAATACAATGCGATGTGTGCATGGCTCCATCGGGCAGTCCATGATGCACGTATAGCAGGTGAATCCTATTATATTGTTCAGCATGAACCGATGATTTCCCTGCGAAACAAGAAGCGTCGTGATGTTGCGTCTGCATTACTTCGCCACGATACACTCATGGATATTCTTAATCAATATCCACCTATTGCAATACTTTGTGCAGATACCCATAATTATCAATATGGTGATCTGCAGTTTGGAGGAGAAGGTGCACCTATTATACCACAGTATGTAGTAGGAACAGGTGGTGCGGATCTAGACAATTTACCTATGCGGTTGCCACCATTCGGTATCACAGAAGGTAGTTTACGTTATGTGTACAGGGGTGGCATGAAAGCATATGGATATTTACGTGTTGATTCTCCACGAAAAATACAGTTTAAAAAAGTGCGAGATGCACCGTCTATACGTAGACTACTTCGTACTACTGGACGACGACGATCACGATCGGCGAAACGGTCAGTCACACAAAAACGACGAATTGTGTCGCTTTAAGTTTTCCTTGGCAATGTCATATGTTGAAGCATCCATTTTGCAATTCCTACAGTCTCAGATCCACTGTGCATAGGTGTTGCCTTTCCATGCACAATTCCTAGAAAACTCGGAATTGATTTCACACCACAATATCCTGGCACATATGTTTCTTCATCAACGTCACATATGTACCATACTACATGTTTATGCTGTGCAACAATACGATCTAAAGGAAGTGAATTACAGGGACCACACCATTTTGCAGTAAAATAAATTATAATATGCGATGACTGTTCTGGTAATCTATTTTGCAACATTTGTTCCAATATGCTCTGGTTGAGGGGGGTCATCGCTGATTTCACTGCCTCGTTCAACATCGCCTGTCTCGTCTTTGCCGTTGACATTCCTCTTCCAACTGTTATACAGGGACCAGAATGTCTTTGAAAAACTCGCCACAAGAATTGCACCAATTGCGACGATAAATATACTTGATTTTGCATCCAGAATCATATCTCCACCACCTGTTTGTTTCGTTGCAACAGCCTTGTCCACATCAGTAGCACTCACCTTCATTGCATCCATCGTTGTTTGAATAGCTGGCTCAATCCTCTGTACAGATTCTACTGTTGATTTGATCATTCCATATGCCTCTTTCAGTTTCAGACTCAGATTAAGTAACTTCTCTCCAATTGGCCCCACAAACGGTATATATCCTACAAATACCCCTGCCGTATGTACTGCCCATACTGTAAATATCTCTAACACGTTAGGGCACTTTGTTGATGCATCGGGTGGTTCAGGTGCACCGAAGAATTGATAGTTCTGATCCAAGAGTTGATCTGTGCGAATGAAATACAAATAGAGCTTGTATATCCACCAGATAAATGCAATCGGTGCAAAGAAGATTGATATCAGTGCAATAATACGAATATACCCTGATAATTTATCTCCTACCAAGAATGAATCACCTCCAAATATGCCTGTAAATAGAAGAACAATACCGTAGAGGAGTATGTGTGCGTGCTTTCCACGTTGTTCCTCTGTCGCAGGTTCACCCATAAACATTCCTCCAGCAATACCGAGTGGGCCGTAGAAGGGTGATATTGGTCCTGATAATTCTATCTGATCTTTATTGAATGTTGCCTGTATTGCATCATAGAACCAAACAAATCCGAGCGTAAATATGTTGAGTAGTGCCTTTGCTACTCCTGCAATTGGTGAGCGGAGATACACCATATCCAGTCCTGCCCAGCCGAAAAAGACTGCGAGAACCCAATACCATGTATAATTTTGCGTTGAAGCCTTCCAATATTCAAGGCTTGTTCGGTAAAATGGATTGCCGAACATTACTTCTACTCTGGAGACGACAAATCAGTCCTTTAAAAATACGGGGGAGTTGATTATTTTTGCATAGTTTTATAATATGCTTATATAGTAAAGAGTAATCCACCATATCCATTTACGACACGGAATATATTGTAATTTGTAGCATAAATACGAATTGAACAGTTGCCACGCTGGGGAACAACAGACGGCATAGATAACAGAGGGTTCATTGTAATTTGCCAGTTAATACTATCAACTCTACTTGCATTCAGTGTTCCTGATGGCTGAGCATCTTCTGGACGTAGTGCAATGGAATAGACATAGATAAAATTCGTTACAGGTGTTGTTGTATGATGCTGATAGGGCTGATATAGGCGGAAATAAGGTGCGTCGCGAACCTGGAAACGATCATAACCGTCTAATTGAAGAAGTGCCGTAGATATAAGATCTGTTCGTGACTGATCATCATTCAAGTAATTACGAATTGCACCTGTTGTTGGCTCACCAATTGCAAGGTTACTGTAGTTAAATGGCTCATTGATTTGTTGCATGTAATCACGTTGTGCAACAAATATGAATTCTTTTATTGGATGATTGAAATCCACCTTCACGTTCACACTCTGTTGTTTGGATGTAACCGAAATAGGTGGTGTATACTGTACCTGATCAATCAGATATTCGTGACTTGTGCTGACAAATCTGCGACGTTCTTCTGTATCTAGATAGACGTAATCACCCCATAACATAATGTTTGTAATACTTGCAGGATTCAAGTATGTAGATGCATCTGGTGGACAGGTTACATTCGGATCTGGACTGTGTGGTGTCGGATTATAGTATAATTTACTCAATGGTGCAAGAGTAATATTAATACGAATTGGATGATACTGTAGTGCTAACAGTGGTAAGTATAATCCAGGGTTACGACAGAAATAGAAATGCAGAGGCACAAGAAGTCGGAGACCTGCAGAACTTACACCTGGAATTAAATTGGGTGGTGTATAGGCATCTACACGTCCTATCATAGAGTTTAGTGCATCACGTTGACCTGAAGGTGTTGTAAGCTGTGTCCAGAGTTCCATCCATTCACCCGTTTGCCGATCAATCTCCTGTTCACCAACCTCAAATGTAATTTCCTGAATAATGGCGTGACCAATACCATTTACATAAGATACTGGTGTATCGGATCCATCGGATCGTGTGAGACGTGGCAGAGTTACATCCAGATAAATTGGACCAAGTAGATCACCTCGTCGTGGAACAAGACACGTGATTCTCTGCCCAAAATTCGGTGTACCATCAAAATACATTGCCTGCGATTCTACTGCAAAGTTTGTATGACGACGATATACCATTTTAAAAAAAGATATTTGCGGATTTCCAGTTAAAAAAACATCCTGCTTTCCTTGTGCTACTAGTTGTAATAATCCTCCACCAGCAGGCATCTCCCTGCTGGATGTTCCGGAACTTTATATTCACTAATTGGACACTTCTATTTAACTTATATTTGCTTTTGCGTTGGTCTATTCACATGTTAATTAACATCTACAATATAGAGTAATGACAAGCCTTGGTACGCTTGATCTTAATTTCTTAACATTACGGCGTTTGTTTCCGTATAGAAATGAAGTAACAGACATTTGTGCCAATTATATCCTGTCACAGACATCACAGGGTGAAGTCAAATGGATCAACCCTGTAGATGTGTTTGCTGAAGTGAGTGGTGTTCTTGTCGGTGCAGGACAATGTCAGAGTGATTATTTGTATTGGAATACAACGTCTAATTTATGGTTACCTGGACAAAATAAAATACATATTGGCTGTGATTCAGGGACAATTGCACAGGACGTAAGTACAATTGCAATCGGTATGAGTGCAGGTTACTCTAATCAGCGGACACAGGCCATTGCAATTGGTACAAATGCAGGACGAGATCTACAGGGCATAGATGGTATTGCAATGGGTACACAGGCTGGATGGAGTCGGCAAGGTACTGGAGCTATAGCAGTGGGTTCTAATGCTGGATGGAGTACACAGGGTGCTGGTGCTATTGCTATGGGCACTCTGGCAGGCTATTCTACACAGGGTTCAGGCTCTGTCGCAATTGGATCTAATGCTGGATGGGGTCAACAGGATGCAAGTGCAGTTGCAATTGGTCTTGGTGCAGGATGGAGCACACAGGGTACAGGTGCTGTTGCTGTCGGTGCAGGTGCGGGTCAAAATGTACAACGAACAAATGCAGTCGCGGTGGGTAGCGGTGCAGGAAATATAGATCAGGGTGATGGAAGTGTTGCACTTGGTTTTGGTGCAGGACAAGTTTGTCAGGAACCAGGCGGAGTTGCAATAGGAATCAGTGCAGGTGGCGGAAATCAGCAGGCAGGTGGTGTGGCGATTGGTATCAATGCGGGCTCGGTTACGCAAGGCACGGATGGTATTGCTATTGGAACACTGTCTGGCACATTAGGACAGGGGTCTGGAGCTATCGCTCTCGGATCTAATGCTGGATATTCTGCACAGGCTGTTCGTGCAATCGCAATCGGTGTCAATGCAGGCAGTAATGTACAGGGGGTCGGTGCAGTTGGTGTTGGATATGCCACTGGTAGTGTACTGCAGGGTGCGGGTGCAGTTGCAGTGGGTTCCAATGCTGGATTTAGCACTCAGGGTGCTTGTTCTGTTGCAGTTGGATTGGGTGCAGGTCAATGGAAACAGGATGTAAGTGCGGTTGCAGTGGGTAGTGGAGCAGGATGGAGTTCTCAAGGTGCAGGTGCTGTTGCAGTGGGCACAGAGGCTGGATTGAGCACTCAAGGTGCAGGTGCTGTTGCAGTTGGATTGAGTGCAGGATTGAGTACTCAGGGCGCAGGATCTATTGCCATTGGCTCTAATGCAGGTTATACAGTTCAAGGTGTGCGATCTGTTGCAGTTGGTGCAGGTGCAGGATGGAATACACAAAGTGCAGGTGCTGTTGCAATGGGTTCAGATGCAGGCTATTCTACACAAGGCATTGGTGCAGTTGCGATTGGATCCAATGCAGGTTTCACCAGTCAAGGTATTGCTGGAGTTGCTGTTGGTGCAGGTGCTGGTTTGAATACACAGGGTGCTGGTAGTGTTGCTGTAGGATTTAATGCTGGATTAGGTGTACAGGGATTAAGTGCGGTTGCTGTAGGTGGCTATGCTGGATTTAGCTCTCAAGGTGCTGGTGCAGTTGCAATGGGTACATATGCAGGCTATTCTACTCAGGGTACTAGAGCAATTGCTATTGGCTCTAATGCAGGATTTTTAACACAGGGCACAGGGTCTATTGCAATGGGATCAGATGCAGGTAGTCGTCTACAGGGTACAGGTGCAGTTGCAGTTGGAGATAAAGCTGGTTTTTCCACACAAGGTGCAGGTGCAGTTGCGATGGGTTCAGGAGCAGGTTACTCCACACAAGGTGTAAATGCAGTTGCCGTGGGTTATACTGCTGGAAGCACTATGCAAGGCGTAGGTGCAGTTGCTGTGGGTTCAGGTGCAGGTCGTGGTGGCCAGGGTGTAGGCTCTGTTGCAGTTGGAGAGAGTGCAGGATTTATTTCACAGGGTACAAATGCAATTGCTATTGGCTCTAATGCTGGCTCTTCATCCCAGGGTGTTGGTGCTGTTACGATTGGAGCTGTAAATGGTGCATTGAATCTACAGGGTGATGGTGCAATTGCTATTGGTTCAAATGCATGTACTGTAACACAGAATACAAATTCTATTGCTATTGGATTCAATGCATTAGGTGTTGGAAATAATCAGGGTACAAATGCTATTGCTATTGGCTATAATGCAAATAGTCGTTCTACACAGGTTGCAAATAGTATTGTACTTAATGCAACGGGTACTGGAATTAATGTGGGACAACCGTCGCTCTATGTTGCTCCTATTCGTGATAATAGTACTACATCAGATGTGGGACATATAATGCAATATGTTAGTTCAACGAAAGAGGTTGTCATTAATAATTCACTTACTGTGAATGCGATAAATGGTCAAGTCAATCTCAGTGGTGATATTATACCGACTGCAGATGTGAAATATTCGTTGGGTAATTCAACAAATGGATT